CACTGTCACGCATTGGTTTCCATCACATCATAGTTCGCGTCAGACATTTTTAATAATCGTCCAGTCTTCTCCAACGCAATCCAACTTGGTGCGTCAGGGTCACAGCCACAGCCAACCAGTCTTTGCTTATCAAGTTTCACTGTGAACCCACATTTGTTGCAACGCAACTTGATTACTTGTTCCACAGTTTTTCTTTCACCATAGCCAAACACCCGATGTACCCTGCCGTGTCCACAATGGTGTCATGTGACCATCTGCCCGCTTCCAATGCTGTCCTAAGACGCGACAACTTAACACTCACCATAAACAGAATGGCTTGCTCAACAGTTAAAGACACACCAGTCAGCCCCTCAAAAATGTCGCGGGTCTGTGTGTAGTCCTCTAATGGGTGAGCGTACTCGTCATGTCTGGCACCTGTAATCAAATCGTATGCTTCGGTTAGTACCTCTGCACCATCAGTTGAATTCTCCACGAAACGGATTCCTCATTTCTATAATCGCAAAACTGTTTGCTTCCACTGCTTCCTTCATCTCTTTAGATTCATAGCATCGCATCACATGGATACAAGGGTCTTGCCCTTCCATGAAGTCTGCTTCCTCTGTAATAGACATAGGTACACCGTCATGTGTGTGGCATACGGGCGGGGAAACAAACCCTGCTCGCATACCAATCTCCAACCATCGGTCGAAATCAAGCATCATGATGTCCATTAGAATGAATCATTCCCAAGAAACGGTACCGCACCAAACTTTTCTGTGACTATCGCGAGGTTGCGTTCAGTCTTGTCCGCGAACACAGCGTTGAATCGCATCGTCAAACCGATTTCGTCTGCGAGGATTTTGGTTGTCCAAACTTTGTTGCCATCCTTTTCATACGATGAGATGTCTAGTTTCCCTACCACAATTACACGTGAACCCTTCTCAATAGAAGTAGCGGCAGTTTCTGCCATGTCACCAAACACTGTGACGTTATGCCATGTTGTTTGCTTCTTGTCATCTTTGCCTGATGTTGTTGCAACAGTGAAGTTGCCGATTGCTTTACCGTTCGCACCGTATTTCAGTTCGATTGGTTTACCGCAGTTGCCTACGATGGTGATGTTGTTCATTGTCCTACCTTCTCTTTCATTGGTTTTCTATTGGATGTTGTTCTGTTATCTTCTGCACTAATACACACGTGTGTTGGGGGTTCAGATACACGGACATAAGTGTTTAAGGTCATGCCACAACGGTCACAAAACCATCGTGTTGCTGTACGTCCCTTCATGTTTCAACTATATCAGGGGGCTGGTATTGCCCAAGGATTCCAACCCCACCCGTACCTGTCCATCCCATACTGATGGATGGCAAGCCCTGCCGTAAGGCAGACTGTTGGGTTGAATAGGTCGGCTGGTCGTTGAAGGATGTCTTTGGCGCGTAGCCATTTTGTCCAACTGCCGTTGACCTGTAAAATACAACGACTGCCACCGAACGGGTCTTGTCTGTTCCATGCTGTGTTATCCCCTCTGCTCTCTCTGTTAATAACGAAATCTAATATCGGTAAATCTTTTTCAGCCCAACCAACCTGCCGTGCCAACCCCCACCACTGCCCCTGTAAAGCGGTTGGTGGAACTGGTGGTGTGGCTTCCCTTACATTGCGAATGTTTACTGTCGATGATGGTGTCCCTTCGGCAGATGGTTGTTCGGCTACTGCTACCGTTGCCCCTAAAGCAATCAAACTTATAAAACTTGCGATGATACGTTTCAACAATTTATTCTCCTAATCGTAGGCGGATAGTGACATCAACTCCTTCACTTGCTCTGGGTATATAAGAAAACCTTTCGCTGGGTTGTCGGATGTTTGCGCTGCGATGCGCTCGGGCAGATGTTGTATGTTCGCCTTGATGTAACGGCGTAACCTGCTGGTTTCTATTATAACAAACGCTGATGGCGAAAACAAATACACCCACCAACGTGCTTTGGTCACAGCGATACCTGACGGTTTCCATCCAGTATTGTGCGGGTTCTGTTCAAACTCAACAAAGATACGACCATTACGATACCTGTCGTACTTCACTTCGAACGAACCGTTACTTAAGTCAGCAAGAAATGTTTTAACAATCTCTTCGCCTTCATGTCCGAACGCTAAATCTTTTGTGAAGTCATGCGGATTGATGTCATGTGATGGTGCGTACCCTTCGGTGCGCTCAATCACCGACACCACCTTCGGTGCGTTCAACTATAGGTTTCTGTGATTCGTAACCACGGTTGATGTATGCGTCCATTGCGTCACGTTCACGCGGTGTTGCACCCATCCAATCAACTGGACGTTTCGTACCGTAGATGCGTTCCATTAAACATTCGTATAGTTCACGGGTGATGTCATCCATTGCGTACTGCTTCCTCGTATGCTTCCACTGCACGGTTCATCTGTTGTGCGTCTTGTTCATAGTTCGCTTCAACTAATGCTGTAGCAATTTCTTTCCAATCAATGTCCATTAGTAGCCTGCTTTCTTCAATAGTTTTAACAACTCATCCAACCTTAAGACCGCATACTGGTCAGCAGGATTACCGTAACTGCGACGCTTCGCAACCACAATCCCAATCTCAGCACCAGCGTTAATGCGTTCAACCTCAGCCTCATGTAACCAGCCCGAGAAGTTCAATGTCTTATGGTTTTTACATTCCCAAACTAAACGTGGGTCAGTACCTGTGATGTCACCCTTATCTAAAGCACCATTCAACGAACGACGCTCAACATGAGGATAGATTTCTTTCAGATAGTTCACTATGAACGTCTCGAAGTTCGTGCCTTTAGCACGTTCCTTAGACACGGGACATTTCCTCCGCCAATAACTGTCGAAACAAAAGACTGCGTGACACACCACGCTTCTCACAAAGTTTCACAATGTGTTCCATCTGGATGGTGGTCAACCTAAGAGACACCATCTTTGTCGAACGATAGATACCTGCAGGGTCTACGGTGCGTGTCGCTGCCATTATGCGCCTTCCTTAAATGATTTCAAATCGTTGAACGCTGAACGCAACAACGGAAGATGACTGCTCAAGATGATTGCACCTTTGCCCCAGTTCACTTTGGCATTGTCAGCAACAACATCAGGGGTGAACCCTGCCTTCTCACAAGCGGCAATGAACTGCTCTAACTGTTCTTGTGATAGCGGTGCATCACCAACAGGTTCTGCTTTGACCGCTTTGGGTGCTGGTGTTGCCACTACTGGTGCATGGTTATCCCATTCTTGTTTCGTCCACAACGACAGACAGATACCGAAACGCATAGCAGAGTTACGGATGAAGTCTGACACCAACTCTTTGAGTAGGTCAGGTTTGTTGTGCGCTACCGAACCAATACCGAGACGGCGTACACCTTGCACTGTGAGCCAGCCTGCCATGTGTGCCATGCCGTTCTCAACGCGGTACGCAGGTAAACCGTTCACATCAAATGCTGTTGGTTCCCATGTCCATTCGCTATCAATTTCGATAAGCATTTTGGTGACATCAGCATGACCTACGAAGTCAAGTTGGATTCCACCTTTAGGTAATTTGCCTACAATTTTTGGGTCTGGCACACCATATGCGCCAAGGATTTCATCTAGTTTCATTATCTTTCCCCTTTCAAGAGAAGTGTTCTATTGGTTACTTGCTTACTATATTTTTCTGTAAGAGCAGGCTCATTCATCTTCAACGATTTAATATCCAACGAAGCCCATGACTTACCCTTCCATGTTGCAATGATTGTTCCATCGACAGTAGCAACCTCGTTTGGTCCAATCAAATCGCACAGTTCTGCTTTTAACCTGTCCTCAATTTCACCGTACGCTTTCAGTTCTGATTTCACATGCTTCAGTTGTGCAACCAACTCCTTAGCCGTATGCGGAAGTTCAATAGACGTAGGTGCAGGCTTCTGGTAACGAGCGGTAATAGTTTCATAAGACCAATGGACTCCTTCGGGGGTCATACCCAAATCGATTGCGGTCAACCATTTGGCAACCTTCTCACAGTGTTCTTCAATCTCACCATCACTGATGATTTGCTCATGGATGTGAAGCACCATTGTTGAGTCAAACACAGCCCACGTAATCTGTCTTACGTCAGAACAGATGGCTTGTTGAATACCTTGGATACGCCAGTAGTCAGGTAGTTCGCCTTGCCATTCACGGTTCATCGTTTTAATTTCCAACACCTTACGCTCAGTGTCTGACTCAAAGAAACCATCCAAAGTAGAAATCATCCGCGCACCATCATCTGTTTCGGCAACAAACATTTCTTCAGGGGTGATGTAGTCAACACCTGTTTTGTCTCTAGCCCATTCCAACACGAACGGTTCCAAACGGTTACCGCGTTCCATTGCAGGGTTCGGAGGGATAGGTGCAGGGGGTATATCACCTAACAGTTCCGCAGCATATTTGTCTGCTGGCACGAATGGATGTAGCCCGTAGATTGCGGCTACTGCTGACGCTGATACTCGTTTACGTTTCTGATTATCCCAAAAGCGTATGTCTAACCAGTCTTGCTCGCCGTGGGTTGGTTTCGTTACACGATGACGTGTGATTTGCATGTGTTCCCTTTCCTAGTGGTTCCTTCATGTATCACCATACACGGGTGTGATACCTATGTCAAGGACTATCCCAAGATTTTTATTGAACGAACCATCCCAGCAGGAATATGAATAGCGTGAATACCCTCACCCTTACATAACGTCTGCCACAAATTCACGTGGTCTTTCTTCGAACCTGCATCACCCACAGCAACCATGAAACCCAAACTTGCAACAATACATTCACCGTCATCCTCGTACTCGTCCATGTCCAACCATCCACCTTCAGAAAGATGTGTGTCAGCCCAGTGGACCAACACCATTGGTGGTTCAGTCTTCGTAATTGGGTTCGGTGTCATGTTCCCCTCGTTCTTTACAAATCGCACAGTACTTACCTTCGGCATACAACCAACTGATATTGCAGTCGGGGCAGGTCAGCCAGTCTTGTTGGGACATGGGTTTAGTCTAGTGAACTTCCAGCCATCTGGAGAGTTTTAGCATCCTCAACTATCAGACGGTCTAAGGTCTTAAGAACGGTGAAGAACTCGTCTTCTTCAGGGCGGGAAACCCTTGCTGTTACAAGGAATTTGCGGATTGTGTATAACGTTTCGCGTGTCATGGGACCAGCAAATATAGCCGACCTTGCAACTGTGTTTCGGTTACTTTTGGTGGTTTTCTAGATGCTCCGAAAGTTTGTCATTCACCTTGTCTATCTTGTCTTCGGTACGGTAAATCGTTTTGTGCATACCCCTCAAAATCCCTTGAACTACAGCGTGGTCGTCACGGTTTTCTTTAGCGAACTTTGTTACGACTACTGTTAGCAGACCGAAAGCACCAGCAACAGCAGCAGCGAGAACAGTAGCCCAACCAGCATCCATGGAATCATGCTACTTTCGCAGCGAGAAATGCTGCAACCGCAGGCGGAACTTGGTTTCCTTGGGTGTAGCGGATGTGCCACGGCTCTGACTGAACCTCATGTGAGAAGCCGTAAAGGTGTTCGTTGGCTAACATCCAAGCAAGTCTAGGTCCTGATGCTGTCGAAACATCAACGGCAATCCCGAGGTTATGCTGCGATTTTCCTGGTGTTGCCAACATCGCCAAACCTTTTTTCAGATACCAAGTTTTACCCTCGAATGTTTTGGTGCTGGTTCCGTCTACTTTGTCAAGCGTGTAGCGTGTGAGGAAGCCCCGCTTTTGGCTCTCGTAATCTCGATATGTGTCACCGCTACTTGTCGGTGTCAGTTTGATACCAGCCTTATCAGCCGCATCAACCATTGCTTCCCAAGCATCAGCAGCACAATGATGCAAGGTTCCACCAATAGTTTTGCGTAGTTTATCTGGGCTTAATTTTCCAGGCACAGCACCTTTAAGGTGCACACAAAGTTTTACTGGTACAACAGGGTACGCCACTGGAGTTACCTTTTTTTAGGATTTTTAGTTTTAGCAGGTGTTGGTTTCTTTGTTTCGCCAAAGTAACTATTACCTTTATATCCAGTTTGCGAAACGGTGTCAGGACCGTTTTTATGTTTTTGGTAGGATGTAACACCGTATTCTGTTCTTGCTTTTGTTAAGTCAAGACCTTTTTGATAATTTGTTAACGGCTTTGAAGCACCCATGCCAGATAGTTTTGGCACTGCGGCAATCAAAAAAGCATTCAAATTTTGTTTTCCTCTGGTAGTTGGAAGGGGAGTTCCGTATGATTCTGTGCGATTAGCAACATGGCGGTCACTTCCCGAAGCAGGTGTTGAGCCGTGCGGGTCTGCTTTTGCTTTAGATTTCTTAGCCATTACTTTTCTGTCTTTGCGCCGAACGCGCTGTTGATTTCTTCCATTGTAAGTTTGCCATCAAGCGAAGCCTGAGCAAGTTTCTGTACCACTGTTGCACATGCAGCAAAACCAGCAAGCACAGCCGACTTCCAAATTTCTAGTTCAGGGGCAATTACAGCACTACCACCAACGATAGCCAACGCTGAGGACAGGAATACTGCCACGATACGACCTGCGATGTCTTGTGCTTTTTTCATTCTGATTCCTTTGTGCTGAGAGTTAATGCTGCGTGTAACACTAATGATACACCAACCACCCATATAGCCTGTCTTAAGGTAGGACCCGACAACGTGATGAGGACTAAGCCTGTGCCTGCGTATGTCCATGCGTTGTCTTTGATGAGGTTGGTGAGGCGTTTCATGGTCGCCTCATTCTACTACCTGCTGCTGTGAGGGTTGTCCCTGCTGCGATGGCGATGAGGGTTCGGCGTTCTCCTACAGGGATGTTGGAGCCTGTTGGCACATAGTCGTCGAATCCGCCGAAGATGTCTATGGTTTGTTCAAACACTTCTTGGACAGCCAAAGGTGCGTCTTGGATTGCTGCTGTGAGTTCGGCTATCTGTGTTTCGTCTAGTGCTGCGACTTCGATGGTTTCAAAGATTTCTGTGGCTTGTTCTTCGGTGATGACAGCCAACACTTCAGGGTTGGAGGCGAGGGCTTCGGCTTGGTCGGCTGTTACTGCGGTGGCAAGGATTTGGGTGATGAGTGCTACTGCTTCTTCGGGGGCTAGGTTTTCGATTGTGTCCACAACGGTGTCGAACTGTTCTTCGGTGAGGGGGATGTCTGTGTCGCCAGCGTCTAGGAGGGCTTCTACGAGTTCGGGTGGTAATTCCTCAATAAGTTCCATTGGGGGCATTAGAGGGGGTTCTGGTGCGTCTAGTGGCATGTCTGGTGGCAAAGGCATCATGTCGGGTGGCTCTGGCATGGTGTCTGGTGGCTCTGGTAGTAGCCCGACAAACGGTAGCGTATCGGGTGGATAAACAGTAGGGTATGTGTCCACAGGGTAAGGCATTGTGTCCACAACGTCGGGAGGGAGTTCTAATGTTTCTGGTGGATATGTTTCAATCTCTGGTAGTACGAGGGGTGGTATCTCTGGCATGGCTGGCGGCTCTATTTGTGGTAGAGGAACCGTTGCTGGCGGCTCTGGCATTGTTGGCTCTACTGGGATTGTGGCGATTGTTTGAAGTGTCGTAGTAGTCAAGTTTGGTGGTGCAGCCACAGTCGTAGAGGGTGCAATAGTAGAAGTGGTCGTCGTTGTAGTCGTGGATGTTGTTGTGGATTCCCATGAGGTTGTTGTCTCCTGAATAGTGGTAGTCGTATCTGGGATAGTGGTATCTGGAACCGTGGTTGTAGTGGTTGTTAATCCATCCCAAAGAGAAAGATTGCTGATAGTTAAATGCCCTGGCTGGCAGCAAGAGTCTGTCGAGTACTGACGAAACGTAAAGATGTCACCCTCTTGAACAGGTATTGACATTGAACCTGTCGCATTGTTTTGTTGCGTAATCAACGTGTAAACCCCATTGATACCGTACTGTGGTGGGTCGTATGACCAGCCATCGTTGGTTTGGTATGTCCAAGTGAAATCTATTGTGTCCACATCCGCAGGGATTGTGGTTTCAATTTTCACCCAATGCGCTTGACCGCTGCAACCACCGTAGTCAGGTCCGTGAAGAGTAATCGAAGTACCAACTACTTCAACAGAACCGTTGCATGCTTGCGATTGGCTGTATGTCCAGTCTCCTGTAACGTCTGCTTTAACTGGTTGTGCGAACAGTGCGAGTATTGCTACTGGCGCAAATATCAGCCAACGGTTAGCCGAGAAGTGCTGTGACCTCATCGGCTGTCAAACCTAACTTGTCTAGAACGGCTTGTCGTGTAGCAAGTTTTGCTGCTGGTTCGTCAGCAATCTCTTGTTGTACTGATGCCCATAAGCCGTCAAGCGTTGCCTTGCTTGGCTTGGCTGTGTCCGACAACCATGCAAGACCCGTGTATTCGTCACCGTCAAGGGTCCACTCTTTGCCTGCATAGCGACGGGAAAGGATTGCGGCATAATCAATCATGCGCTTATTTCCATAACTGTGATACTGCTCGCAGTACGCGGATATACAGCACTATCGGAATCGGCGCTTGTTCGGTTTACATATGTTGTCCCAGATTGATTGCCAACTTGGACTTTATATGTTGTCGCACTTGTCGTCGCTGGCGAATCAACAAAAGTCATAAAAATTGGTGTACCACCGTTGCTTCCACTAGCCCAACCAATCATGTGACTTGCCTGTGTTCGAGAACCTGCTGCGTCACCCAAATAAACGCCAGTACTTCCCCTTACTAATCTTGCCCACGCTGACGATGCACTAGCATCTTGATAGGTGCTGACATCAGCCATAACTAAAATAGTGCTAGTTGCAGAAGACGGAGTGATAGTAACACTCAAACCTGTTATATCCGTGAACGCTGTAACAGCAGAAGTAAATGTACTTGTTTTAGTGGTGCTAACAACTTGCAATACTCTGCTAACAGGAGCAAAGGCTGTGCCGTTATACACCAACACCTGCGACAAAGTGGTGTCATAAATTGCTTGACCTGTGTACGGTGACGCAGGACGAGTAGCAGTAGTACACACAGCAGGCTGAACCAAAGACTGCGCACCCAAAACGGTAGACAACGGCATTACAAACCTCCCAACAATAGTTGTGCTTCATCAGCGGTGATACCAAGTTTGGTGAGCAACGCTTCACGGGCAACAGTACGGGCTGCAAGAGCATCGGCTTGTGCTGCGTTTGTAATTTTGTCTGCCTCATATTGGGCAAACTCCGCATCAGTCATTTCACGATGTTCCGCACCATCAAAAACAATTGGCTTTGTTGTCATATCAACTGTCCCCATATCCGTAAACGCGATAAGTACCTGTAATAGTTCCAGTACTCACATAAAGAGTCATAGAGTCAAACGATGTGGTTGCTACAAACCTTGCATCATAAATAAATGCTGCGTCTACTGACCCGTTATTGCCGTTCACATTTGCTTGCATAATTGTTTGCGCCGTTGCTTGTGGGGTCAAAACATCCATAGATAATGCGCTATAACTTATTGAACTTCCAAGATACAAATTATCTGCTCCAGTAGATTGGTTGTTTGCTGTTGCTACTGCACCGTACTGGTAACCAAATTGCGCAAACTCATAACTAGATGCTGAATTGTCTGTGCCTGCTGTTCTAAAACGAATACGCAACGGATTAGCACCAGATACAGCACTTAACTGATAAATCACCTTGTAATTTTTGTAAGTAGACGAAAAACTTCCTGTAGGCAAACTTGCTGTTCCTGATGCAGTAAAACTTCCACCAGTAATAAAAGTCAGTCCGCTAACTGGTGCCCACGCCGAACCTTTATACACCTGCAACGAATCAGTATCAGTTTCCGAAATAACTTGACCATCAAACGGAACCGTAGGTCGAGACGTAGATGTGGCTACACCCATGCGTAGACCTTGTGTTGTAGCAGAAATTGTCATGACAGCAACATCCTTGCTTCCTCGGCTGTGATACCTAAACGGTCTAGTACGGCTTGTTTTGCAATAACTGCATCCGCTTGCGCTTTGGCTTGTGCTTTTGCATCGTCTTGCATGGCTTTGTAGGTTGCTAGTTCGTCTGCGTTCATGTCGCGGTCTGTCACTGTATCGCCGTCAATAATGCGTATTTGTGGTGTTGTCATGTCATGCCCTAACTAAGTGCGTATCCGTAAATGTTTACTGTTCCAGTAAAAGTGCCACCAGTTGCTGACAAAGTAAAACCTGTGTATTGCGTGGTGTTTTCTAACACTCCATTATGTGACGCGCCAACATTTCCATCAACAAAACCAAGTGATGAACTGGTATGAGTGTATCTTGCTAATTGTGGACTAACAATCGTAATATCTGAACCAAACTCACCTGCCGCATATCCAACAAAAAATCCAGTTCCACTATTTTGCAAACCAGTGCTAAAAGCACCAGTGCTAAAATTACTTCCAGGCTGAGCACTTAAATAACCAGTTGTAGTAGCACCTAAAATCATTTTTACATAAGAAGTAGTGCTCAAAGTTCCACCACTAACAATAATTTTGTATGCCTGATATGTAGCACTAAACACATTTGTAAACGCTGTAGAACTACCTGACAAAGTTCCGCCACCGACACGCACCAACGCGCTAACATTTACAAACGCTGTGCCGTTATACACTTTTGTTAAATCGGTGTCAGTCTCGTAAATTGTTTGCCCCTCAAAAGGAACAGCAGGGCGAGTAGTACTAGTGCAAACACCAGTCTTCAACGAACCAACACCGTAGCCAGAATCAATGCCCATGATTAGTTTGTCTTATCCCAACCAACAACAGTCACATTCACCTTGCTTGCCGTATCCGACAAACCAGTCAAGGTCTCCGTAGTCAACAACACCAAAGCCGTATCCCAAATCATCACATCATTTGCACCAATCGGCAAATTAGACATCAACCTGTTGGCAGCCGTAGCCGAAGTACCAATAGCCAAAGTTACAGTACGGTCAACCGTATCCGTGTTAGCAATAATGATTTGCTTCACCACAAACGTGTGACCTGCTGTTACCGTGCACAAAGTTGTCGATGTTGTACCCAACTGTATAGGGGCTGTACCACCCGAAAGTCGTGATTCTGTTCTGTCGCCTGATGCCATATTAAACTCCTACATCCATAATGAATAAAACTCCTTCGGTTGTTGTGTTCAAACCACCAGCAGCCGCAGTAGGAGCCCATGCTACACCGTTCGTAGCAGTCGAATCCGCAGTCAAAACGTATGCGTTGGTTCCAACAGCCAAACGATTCAACACCGAACCATCAGTAACAAGAACATCGCCCTTGGTGGTCAACGTAGATGCAACCTTGTTCGCTTGGTCGGCATCAGTAGCAGTAAAAACAGGGTAACAAGTAGAACCAGCAGCATGAGAAGCAGCAGTAGTGCCATCAACACCGCGAGTAATACTTGACAACGAAGAACCTGTACGTGCTGCCACCAAAACTTTTTCTTCGGTGCTAAGACCTGGGTCGATAACCATAAAGAACGGACCCGAAGCAGTGGTCGTCCAGTTCGTTACATCGCCAGTGAGCAAAGCAGAAGTGTCACCAGCAGTAATGGAGTTAGTCAGGGTACAAGCAGGTGCCGCACCAGCGTAAGACCTTCTCGTTGCGTATGCCATTTCTGCTCCTAATCTTGTACTGAACGCATTGTAACAGTGCAGGTGCCTTCAAGGTCCCAGTTGGACTGGTATCCGTCAATCACCTGAAATTCTAAATCTTCCATAACCACCGAATATGTTTCAGTATTTTCTTGGTAGTTTATCACACGCGGGTTAGTAACCAAATCCCTCAATGCTTGAAGTTCTGTTTCAACATCAAAATAGTATTCGGTGTCATGCACTTGTAAACGGTGGTGCATCAAAATAGGTACCCTGAACACTTGGCTACGGGCTGGTGTGGCATACGCTCTAGCCATCCATCGGGTTAAGGTTGGTCCGACTAGTGCTGAGGAGCGGGTGAAGTCCAGTTTGAAACGTGCTTCAATGAACTTAGACTGTGGACCTGTAGCCACCGACTCTGTGGACAATGCCAAGTCATGGGGTGTCATAGATTGGAACGCCCCAGAGTCCAGCGAGATTGATGGGGTGATGGTTCCGTAGAGGGGTGTGGTACGGGTATCGAATTTGGCTACGAACTTGCGGTCAGGGATACCCCAACGGTAGGTTCCTGTGGTCAGTTCTGCTGTAGAGACTAGGTTCGCTGAGTCTTCAACATAGATACCATCACCAGATACTGAGAAGATGCGTTTGTTGTTGAAGGTTGCTACAGCCAAAACGTTCGCTGTCGAGGTCAACATCAGGTCCGAAGCATGGGCTGGGGTGTTTGTAGAAATAAATGTGGAAAGGTCTAAACGTCCCAACCCTGAAGAAGTGCCATCGTATTGTGACCAGTTGAACCACACAAAGCGTTCATCAGCAGTAAAAGAAACGACGTTGCCTGTGGTTGGGATGAGTGCGCCTGCGACAAGGTTCGATGCTGAGTCTGTGGTGGCGTATCGGACACCTTTGTTTGTTCCGATAAGTATTCCGCCAAGGTATCCGTAAACAACCAAAGGTATTTCACCTGATGGTAGTTCTAATGCGACAACAGGCTGGTCTAGGACACCTGCTGAGGTGATAGTGATTTTGTAGATTGCACCACGGGTACCTGCGTATCCTGCAACGTAGATAGCGTTTTGTCCTGCAGCGAAACTTACCCAGTTCCATGTGGCTATCGGATGGGCGTAGTCATCTCCACCGATGTTTCCTGCTGGGTCATAGTACAAGTCTGTAGCGTATCCACCTGAAGCATCCCCAGAAACCATGAGATGACCCTTAACAAAGTCAACAAAATAAAGTTGATGACCGTATGCAACGTTTGATGCTGTGTGTGCTGCGTTAACTTTCCACAACCCGAAACTGTTGGTTGTTCCAGCGTAGGTAAGATAGATGTTTGTTCCATCGGTAGCCATGTCACGCGGAGTTAAAGCAGGCAAACCTGTAACAGCAGTCCATGTTGGTGATGTTGCATATGGGTCAGTCGAATACAGAACCGAAGAACCATCAACAATGTAAACCTCTACATCGGTAGCAGCAATCAACAAGTTGGTGTTCGCAGAAGTACGCGACTCCTTAACCGTGTTTAATAAAGTCACCTGACCCTTAGTCCACGGGTTTACACCTTTAGACGAAAA